TTCTCATGGCCAGCGCTTTCGTCGCTGGTTTCCGCTCAAGCGAGTACCTGTGACGGGCAAAGGGGCGGCAACGCCCCTTTTTTTATTTATGCGATTTCTTTCTTTTATTCTTCTATTTTTATCGGCGCATTGTTTTGCCGTTGATTACTTTTGGTCTCCTTCTGTTGGTTCCGGTTCGTTCCCTTCTCCGGTTGAGGCATGCCGAGCGATATCTAACTTAAACCTTGGTGGCGGCATTCTTCATGGCTACGCCGAGATTACTAAAATTTCTGATATTAAGTTTCAGTGCAAGTTCAAAGACACTAACGGTGCTTATATTAGCTTTCCAAATCCCGGCCAGTATTTTGCAGGTCGAAATGGCGATAGCTGTCCTGTTGGCTCTACCTTTAACCAACAAATTGGTACTTGCGACTTTCCATCTCCTGATGCTGGAAAGACTTGTGAAGGCAAGGATTCAAACAATATCCCAAATATTATTAATACTTCGGGTGAATGCGTTCCTTACTTGAGGGCAGATCAAAGCTCTCAGTGTAAGAATCTTGCTAATCAGGGGACGAAGCTTGTTTCGTTTTACATTTCCTTCGATCAGGACG